TAAATCGAAATTAGCATTACTCGACATAATTATAATATAATATAATATAATTTTAAATGATTTTATTGTTGTTCGAAAAAAATCATTTTTATTTTTTTTATATCAAAAAATATTTAGCATTTCGAATTCGCCGTCTTTAATAATTTTTTTATTCATATATTGAACAGTAAGTTCTACTTTAGGATCATTATCTAAGTTCAATTTATCAATTGATATTTGATATTTATCTAGGACTTCCGCTAATTTGTCTGTAATTTTATTACATAATATTTTTTTTAATGTACAATCGTTTTCACAACTGTCTTCGTTTAATCGGTATTCTACTAAATATATATAATCTTTGTTTTTGTTTATTGTATTACTGTTGGTTTCTCTGATTGTATTTTTATTTGTTGATAAAACTATTGATACGCCATTTATAAAACTATTTTTTATTTTCATTGTTAAGCTTTCACTAATGGTGTCATCTGTTCCTATATATTCAGTAATGTATACTTTCTTTTTAGATTTCATTGCAGCGTAGTTTTTGATTGTTTTTACAATTAACTCTTTTTCTCTTTTATCATATTTATAACTTTCTACTAAAACTTGTTCAATATCTCCATTAAAAAGTAAAGTTAGGTTTATTGAAAGATTAAGTGGTAGTTTATCCATATATACTTTTTTAGAAAAAAAGTATTGTTATCACTACGTGCTAATGACTTCGCCGTCAAAAAAAACATGTGGTGACACTATGTGTTGATCATATAAAAAATGTAAATACAGATATTATCGTTAACTTTTATGTTTATATTATTTTCATAATGGAAATCTTTTAATATTTCATCACTATTCAAAAAAATATCACCAAAATAGTTCCAACATAAGAATCCGTCTATTCCTTTTAAATCTATATTTAAATTCTCTCCTTTTTCTAAAAAATAATATTTTTCCATATCTCTTCCAACTTCTTCGTTGTTCCCAAATTCGTTTGTAAAGTTGTAATTCAAAACTGGATAATATTCTTTAAAAAAATCAATATTATTACCAACAATAGTTCTTTGATTATCATTTGATGAAACTTTAACAAATACCAAATTAGCTAAGAAAGATTCGTTGCCAATATTCCTTTCAAAATTTAATGTACCCAATGCTTTATTTGTGTATATTTTTGATTTATTTGTCATGTAAATATTATATATACTTTTTGCTTGATTTTTGTAATAATTAGACATATAAGACTTTTTACAATTTTCTCTGTCATTCATTTTATTATAAAGTGGCATTTCTAATATATTTTCGGATTTTATGTAAATAAGATAAATATCTGAATAAACATTAAGGGCATGTTTGATTGTATCAAAGAAACTCTGATAATATGGATATGTAACAAATCCGTTCGCTAGATATTCTTCTAGTAAAATATAGAGTTGTGCAAGTGTTGTTTCGCTTATTTTTACATTTTTATCATTTCTCAATTGGGAGTCACATTCTAAAGTATATTCCCAATAGATTTCTGCTTTACATAATAACTTTTTATTCTCGATAAAATATTGGTATGTTTTCAGAGCTTTAAATATAAAGTTAATATATTGACTAATCAATGTATAACCTGGGTATAAAATATTAAAATAATTGTAAAATGTAATTTGGCGACTATTCAAATATTTTCTTGCTAATTTTCTTGTTAAAATGTTTGGATTAAAACTTTCAAGAAGTTCATTAAATATAATTACATCATTATTTGTTAATTTCATTGATGTGCTATCAAATGACTTTATATATTTAAATGACGGAGCAGAATAACCGAAAAAAAGTAATGCTTTAATTTTATCAGATGATATCATATCCATTGTTCTTACAGAGTGACCCAAATCGAAATTTGTTGGATTATCAAATATGTAATAGTATGGGCAGATATTTTTACAATTACTTATTTCAGAATCATCAATAATTTCTGTTGAAAAACATTTTCTGAAAATATCAGGAATAGTTCCTCCCCAAATAAAAAATATAGGTTTTTCTACATCATTTATCCACATATTGAAACGGTAGTTGAAGCTACATCCACATACCAATGTTGATAAATCTCTTAATTTTGAACAAGTATCACAAACATTCGACATAGTTCAAATTATAAAATAAAAGAAGATATTTAATCACATAATTAATTCAGAAAAATGTCTAATATAAAACTTAAAAAGAGATAATATAATAATTCAAATGAGTGATCAAGAAAAATCAGCATATTATGAAAGAGTTGAAAAAGACAGGAAGAAGCTATTTACTATTTTAAGGAATGATAATATTGATGAGTTAATAACTATAACAGGATTTGTTAATGACAAATATGATTCAAATGGTGTAGGTTTGGTAAAGAAATGTTTACGTAGTGGGAAGAAATTATATCCTATTGAAGAAGTTGTTAAGAACAACAGTGTGAAGTGTTTTGATTATATATTATCTCTTAATTGTTTAGATTTAGATAAGTATGATATTTTTCGCCGTGCTGTCCAATCAAATAATCATCATTTTCTCAATAGATTGTTAAAAAAAGATGTTGATATAAACAAGGCTACAAAGTGGACATATTGTGACAGAGAATATTTCAATTTGAATCATTTGAAAAGGATAACAGAACATTCAAATTTCGATTTTGATAAAACAATTCATGAAAATTTTTTACCTCCTCTTGAAGTTTATGAGTTTTTATATGATGAATGTATCGAGTTTAATGTTGCTAAATGTATAGCTATTGAAGCTAAAAACTATACAGTAGATATGAAAAAACTGAAATATTTGATATCAATATGTAAGGATATCAATAAAATAATTAAGATTAATGACTTTTATACAAATGAAGATTTTATTGGAACTCCAATTGCATATGTATGTTTCTATACATTAAGCAAAAATATAAAGAAAGTTATTGAATTAATGTTAGGGAATGGCGCAGATCCAAATATAATTCATAATGGTGGATTAAATGCACTTGAATATTACTTGACAAAAACAGACAATTATGGTTATAATGAGAACATCGTTAAAATGTTATTTAATAGGGGTGTAGAGATTAATGTGGAATCTGTTATTCCATTAATTATAAAAAATAGCGCATACAAAGCTCTCAAATATTTAGCTGATGATCTGAAAATGGATCATATACTCAATTTAGTTGATATTGCTCAATATTCTATTGGTTCAAATTGTTTGAATCAAGTATTAAATGTATTTATTGAGAAATTTGGTTATGATATACTTTTTCACAAAGATTTTGTAAAGAAAGCGAAAATTGATGTCATGGAAAATATTTTATCATATAATAGTTTTGATATAGATCCTATACAAGCTTTACAACTATTGGTTGATAATGGTATAGATTGTGGAAATTCTATTAAAAAACATCTTAATAGTAATAGAACAGCATATGGAGGAGTATCAAATAAACTTAAAGAATTTATAAAAAAAAATGTAAGTGATATTTCTATATTATATCATCCTAAATTAGCATAAAAGTTCTTTGACAGATTTAATATATTCATCTCTGACTTTTGTATAATTTACTTTATCTGTTTGAGATAAAATCACATTAATAGCTTTATCAATATTTGGAACTTCATCCTTATGATATTCATTCAATTTACAACTTCGATAGAAATATTATCTGTGAATGAGAATTGGTGATTTACGATTCGTCTTTCGGCGTTTTTTCTTTGGGTGACTCTTTGTTTGAGACCTTTTTAATGTTTATCTTTTTTGCCTTTGCTTTTATTTTTTCTGTGTTCTGCGCCGGTCATGGAGATGTTAGAGACTATTTTGATGTTTCTTTTTTGTATATTATTTTCATATTTGATTATTTCGAGGGGGGGTCCAAATAATTAATCTTAAATCTTCACAAATAGAGTCAGAACTATTATCTGTAATCTTTTTCTCACTTCTCAAATTGCCATACAATAACTTCATCAAATCTTTTTTTGCTTTGGCTTTCTTTGCCGATTTTTCTCTGATACAAATTCTTTTCTTTTCTGGTTCTAATAGAAGTTTATAATTGTCATTAACAATTGTGAATATTCGACAAAATCTTTCGTTATTCCAACTTTTATCAGGATGTAATAACCTGGTTATTTTATGATAAGCCTTCCGTAAATCCGTTCTACTAAAAGGTACATCTAAACAAAAAATATCAATAGGATTGTATCCTTCTTTCTCCACAATCCTATCTATTCTTCTCCATTTTCTTTCAACAATCCTAATCATTGTTCTTCTTCTTTAATAAAAAATATACTTTATATAATTTAACTAAATCATATAAAGAATTCAAAAATTTATATTGCTCTTCTTAATTTTGGATCAAAAAACCCGCCTTCTTTGAACCATTGGAAGTATTCGTTCTGTCTTAATCTTCTGTAATTGTTGTAATTGAGTTTATTGAAAGCACAGCAGTCTCTTCTGTTAACTCCACTTCTATTTCTGACAATGTTTTGGTAAGGATAATATTTGCTGTCACCGATCATTTTTCTTGCTAAGTTCATATTTTGGAAAGCTCTCAAAACAACGGTTGTGTACCAAGCTAAGTTTGAAGATCCGCTGTATCTAATCATATATCTGTAAAGATCAACCATGTCATTGAAAGGAACTCTTTTTTGTCCGCTTTGTGTTAACCAACGCATTTTGTAGCAACATCCAGTCTTGTTTCTACCACAAAGGTTGTAGGAAAACTTGGCTGCTTGCATAAAATTGTAAGTGCTATTTAAAAGTCTGGGGTGATTTTGGGCGTAGGCTACAAGTTGATTTTTGCGTCTATTTCTGACAATATTGAAAGCGCCTCTTGGGATGAGTCCGCTGTCTAAATTTACAATTCTTGGGGCAAATGTGCAATTACTATTTTTTGGGCCTCTACATTTATATGTTGATTTGCATGATCCTAATGTGCATCCGCTGTTACAAGTCATGACGTATAATATATAATACAGTTAGATAATATTTTTTCTTGTCATTGTGGTTTAAGAAAATAGTGAAAGAGTTAAATGATGATCAACAACTACATTTTAGTTGAGATAATGAATAACTTGTGTATAAAAGATATTTTTAGATATGCGATGACAAATAGGGAATCCTATATATTTGTCATGAAAAGTGAATTCAAATTTACACTTAATAAATTTGATTTCTTGGCCAAATTAATAACATCCATTGAGAAAAGTGATAGTAAACTTATTCAGTGGTTGTTTAAGCATCGTGTTTTTCCAGTTTTTGACCAAACTGTTTTACCATCTCTTTCTTTAATTTTGACGAATAATGTTCCAATTGTTAAGTTGATTATAAAAAATTGTGGTCTGAACAAAGATGGTGTTGAAAAGGGTATTTTAATTTTGAGAAATATTTATGATAACAAAGGAAAACTTAGAGCTTTTGCGGAAAATTTTATAAATGCTTTAATTAAAAATGAAGTTATAAGAAAGTTGGCGATAAAAGTTTTTTGTGAGTTCAGGTATGTTAAAAAAAGTGGGTATAAGAATAATATGGAATTATTAAAACTTGTTATGGAAAAAAAAAATTATTAATTCATATATGGGAACATCTGCATCTACACCTACTATTAATACCATTAATGCCGATAAAATAATTGATAATATAAATGTGTTGTTGGATAATTTTCAAAAATTCTATGATAGTCCATCTTTCTACAATATTGAAACAATCGAGGAATTACATAAATATTTATGGGATGAACATAAATATGTATGTACTAGGGAGGAAGATTATATTTTCCAATCTTTAAAAAAAGGTTTGCCTATGTTTGAACTAACAGATATTGAAAAAATACAACTTTATGAATATTTAGAGGATTTACAAATTCAACAAATAGAAGGAAAATTGGGTCCAATTTATTTATATAATTTCTGTTACATTCATTTACGTTTTCCTGAAAAAAAAATAATACCAACTTATTTCCCACTTTCAGATTTTTTAAGAGAAAAAATGTGTTACTTGTTTGATGTATAATTTCTTTGATATTTTGTTCCTCTATTTAATATCTTGCTTTCTAAATCCACATTCTTTCCTTGAGAGCATGGATTTACTACAGAACCATCAAATAAACTTCTTTGGCAAAGTTTGTTGTTCCAACATTGTTGTGGTTCGTAATTACATAGCCAACCTCCGTTATAAATATTAGACAAAACTGGATCCAAACCTCTTGGTAAAGGTTTTTTATACCATAAACATTTGTTATTTGGGTCGCATGGTGTAACAGGGACTCTTGTGTTACATGCGTTACATTTTGGATCATTTTGGAAATATGAACATTTTTGTGGGTTATTCATAACTATATAGTATAACTGGAAAAAAAATATTAGTATTATTATAAATGTTGGAAGCTAAACTTTTTAACTTATTGACTGGTGGTGCTCGTTCTGCGAAAGCGAAAGGAACAACTCGCGGCGCACAGGGATGGATGTGGTTTTATGGTTTGTTTTTAGTTTTGGTATCTCTTCTTATTAGAGTTTTTATTGTTTACTATGCGTATAATTTGATTATGCCAAAACTTATTACAACTCTTTCAGAAAATCCAGAAAAAGTTATGGCTAACTATAGACCATTAACTTATTGGGAAGCTCTTGTCTTAATCATTTTGGTTTCATGTTTAATCAGATAAAACTGTTTGATCAAAAAGTTAATATAAATATTTTTAATTAGATAATTAAAAATATTTATTAGATTATATGCATGTCAAAGGAAAACGTACTCTCAAAAATGGAGCAGTTGCTGGATATGTTTATTATCCAAAAGATAAAAAATGGAAATGGAGAATAATTGGCGGAGCTCGTAAAACTCCAGTTAGTCAAGGAAGACACCAATTAGCTAATTCCACTGAAAATAATGAATTAAGAAATACATACAGCCCACTTGGTAAAGAATTAGTAAAATTGAAATATGATCTTTTACAAAAACATAAATCATCACCAAAAGTTATGGGAAAGCATAATAATAAAGATTATTATGCGATGTATAATTTTTTAAATAGAAGATTAAGAGGAAGAAATGTAGATTATGAACAAGTTGCACGTGATTTTTTGGAGAGTGGAGAGGGATTAAGAATATCTAGAAACACTTTTCAGACAAGAATAAGACGTTCTCTTAATAAGTGGCTCAATAAAAATTGTAGAGGTGAAAGAAAGTGTGAAAAACAAAAAGTTGCTTCAAGACTTTTAAGAAATAGAGTCGGCGAAGTACAAAAAAAACTTAAGAGCAATAATATTGCAACAAGACTTGAAAGACTTAGAACACCTATGACACGAACTACTACAAATAACAGTACAAATAATGGTACTAGAAGAAGAGCTACAAATAATGGTACTAAAAGAAGAGCTACAAATACTAGGCCAAATAATGGTACTGGAAGAAGAGCTACAAATAACAGTACAAATAATGGTACTAGAAAAAGAGCTACAAATAACAGTACAAATAATGGTACTAGAAGAAGAACTACTCCTCAAGGAGTTGTTAGACATGTTCGAGGAAATGTTAATGCTAGAGCCAATCTAAGAAATGGTCAATTTATTAAGGTTGATAATATTTTACCGGTTCTTCTAGAAAATATTAGAGGTTTAAGATGTATGAATACAAGACTTACCTTAGATAATTTTAGGGAAAATTTAGGGGAATTAACCACCAATCAAATTTATAGAAAAACTAATATTCCAAGATTAATAACAAATAAAGTTTATAATCCAGATATTGAAAGACTTATGACATATACATGGGCTTTAGTTGTGGATAAAATTAGTGGAAGAATTGAGAGAAATACTAATACACAAACTTTATCTACAATTGAAAATCCAGATGATTATAGAATTTCTCTTAAATTAAATCATTATAAAGACGGTCAAGAAGAAACATGTGATCATTATTGTTTATTCTTAATGAATAATGAGCAGACAAATTATAGGAATAATGGATGTTTTATTGTTGGTGGTGAAATGAGAATAATTAATAGCGGAACAAATATAGAGGTTCATTTATCAGATGAATCATCAAAATTAGGAGGAATGAATGAAGAACTTATAAGTAAATCTAAAACAAATAAAAGAAAATCTGATACAAAAAATTTACTAATTATCCTTGGACAAGGAATTGCGCGTAATATATCTCATTCAACTGGAAAACGAGTACTTTTATATGTTTATCATAGAGTTCATTTAACTTCTAGTGGGGTTAAAGAAACTCATAATGACACAAAATTAATGTATGATCCCAGAAGTGACCGGTTTGTACCAACTGATGTTCCAAATAAGTCAAATAGGAAAAGAAAGGGTCATTTTCATTAAACCACCAAAAATAATATTACAAAATATATAGATGGAAGTACTCCTTGCATACCTTTTGCTCATTTCTCTCAACTGCCTTTTAACAATTTATCTCTACAGAGAAACAAAAAAAGAAGCAGATGATCAACACAAACTCAAAATAAGAATTATGTCATGGTCATTAATCGCAATTAATTTCATAATGCTTATTGTTACTTTAGGATTAATATACACAAAAAAAGTCCAAGTTAATTATTCAAAAAAATAATAACAATTTATTTCTTGTAAAAGTAGAAATAAGTTTATTTCTTACAAAAGTAGAAATAAGTTTATTTCTTACCCAATAAATCATCAATTAAATTATCATTCTTTTTATAATTTCCAGAATTATCTTTACTAAACAACAAAGATAAACTGTTATTAACAACCTTCACTGGTTCATTTTTAGCCAATCTCTCTTCAACAGATTCTACATCATCATCCTCTTCAGTATATTCCTCTTCAGTATACTCCTCTTCAGTGTACTCCTCATCATCATCAACTGTTACTTCCTCATACTCAACTTCTTCTTCAACTTCTTCTTCCTCATCTTCTTCTTCTTCTTCAATTTCTTCTTCCTCATCTTCTTCTTCTTCAACTTCTTCCTCAACTTCTTCAACTTCTTCTTCATCTTCCTCTTCTTCCTCAACTTCTTCATCTTCCTCTTCATCTTCCTCTTCTTCCTCAACTTCTTCAACCTCTTCCACATCTTCTTCAACTTCTTCCTCAACTTCTTCAACTTCTTCTTCATCTTCCTCTTCTTCCTCAACTTCTTCCTCAACTTCTTCTTCTTTCTCTTCATCTTCCTCATCTTCCTCTTCTTCCTCAACTTCTTCAACCTCTTCTTCAACTTCTTCTTCATCTTCTTCCTCAACTTCTTCAACCTCTTCTTCAACTTCTTCTTCATCTTCTTCCTCAACTTCTTCAACTTCTTCTTCATCTTCCTCTTCTTCCTCAACCTTTTTAACTTCTTCCTCTTCTTCCTCAACTTTTTCTAATTCATCTTCTTCATCTTCTTTTTCAACTTTTTCTAATTCGTCTTCTTCTTCGACTTCATCAACTTCCATTTCATCACTAATTTTGTTTAAGTTGATACTTTTGTGTTTCTTTTCATATTGAATTTCGGGTGTACCATCTTCATTTTCTCCAAATTCGAAATCATAATTATCCAATGTGTCCCCATCATTAAGGGTGTAGTTAAGATCTAAAATTCTTTTAATATTCAGGAAGTTTCCTTGTAAGTTAATCATATTGAAATTCTTTTTGTACATTGTCAAAATGATACTCTTGAATAGTAGGGGATCATCTGAATATTTGATTCCATTTTTGTTTATAAATTCGATGATACTTTTAGAGTGTTTGATGATATTCCATATTTTTTTCTTGTCTTCAATATTATTTTCTAAGAAAAAGTTATTGATATTGTAAAGTCGTGTTCTACAACTTTCTAATTCGTCAGAATAGTTATCGAATATTGTCTTTAATTTTTTTTTATTAACTGTTGTCATCATTCTACTTTTCTTTTTAAGAATTGTGTAAATATTTTCTATCTTATCAATTTTCTTTTGAAGTTCCTCGCTTTCATCTTCTAATTTTGCAACATTTTCTTCTGTAACTTCCATATTCGATTTATTTTGTATGTTTAAAAAGGGAGTATTTTCTTCTTGATGATCTGATTGTGTATATTGTCCTTTAGATTGTTGTCCTAGGGATTGTTGTTCTTGAGATTGTTGTCCTAGGGATTGTTGTTCTAGGGATTGTTGTTCTAGGGATTGTTGTCCGAGGGATTGTTGTCCGAGGGATTGTTGTTCTTGTTGTTCTTGTTGCTCTTGTTGTTCTTTCATCATTTCTAATTGTTTAATTTTATTGGTTATACTGGGAAGATTAAGATGCATATTTTTCTTTCCTAAGTAATATCCTTTTACTATACCATTCAAGAAGTGTATTTGTTTTTCAATGTCATGAACACTTTCCATTTGATATACTAATCTAAAAAAAATAAAAAAAACAAACCACAATAAAAAAATTAAACTAAATAAATATCTATTTTATTATTAGTTATGGCAACACAATCAATTGTTTGCATCATAGGTTTAGGAGCTGTTGCAGCACCCGTTTATAAAGCCATTTGTTTAAATAAAAAAATTAAAGCTTGTTGGCCATCAATTAAATGTACACCACTAGGACAAATACTCCATCCAATTTTCGGCCCATCTGGAATAAGTTCAGCGCAAAATTCTCAAACTTGCAATACTGGAATGTTCTCATCTATGTTCAGTTCTAGTATTTCTAGTACTAATAGTAATGTATCCTTACTAAGTGAAATAACATCATCAATCAGCAGTGATGTAAATAATATGAGAACTAAGATTCAATCGATGGAACAAAGTGCATTCAATGATCTTACTGATATTGCAACTAAGATTTTCAAAGCATACGGAAGAATAGCTCAGCTTTTAGTAACAGTTTACGGAATTGTTGCTAAAGTTGGTAAAGTTTTCAAAGATATCCTCAACCTAATCCTCCTTACTTACTATTCCCTAGGTTCTATGTGGAATGGACCAATTGGCGGAACCGCCAGATATTTCGGCTCCCTCTAAAGGGAGATTGCATCTCTCTTTTAACCCCTACGCTCCGTCTTCCCACTTCGTGGGAAACGGGTCAAATTGGTTCGCTGGTTTGTTCACTGGTTTGTACCGCGAACGTAGTGAGCGAGAAGGGGGTCAGCGGGGGTTACCCCCCGCATAAAAATCAATTTTTTTTCTTAATTCAATAACGTTAAAATATTAGAAAAACTTTTTATTATAGAAAAATAAAAAGTGATTTTTAGATTTCGTGAAAAATCTTAAAAACAGATTACATTATAATTATAATGGTTAAAACAAAAACTATTGAAGAGACTTTTGGTGAAAAGGATCTATATACTCATATTATTGATATTCCCGATACTTATATTGGTTCGATTGAGAAAGCTGATTCTGATTGTTGGATTTATGATAGGTCAAAGAATAAGATTGTGAATAAATCGATTGAGTACATTCCTGGATTGTATAAGATTTATGATGAGATTATTGTCAATGCTTATGATCAATACACGAGGTTGAATATGCAGGAGGACGTTGTCAATCCGGTAACAACGATTCGTGTTGATATTGATAAGGAATCTAATACTATTTCCATTTATAATAATGGTGATGGAATTCCTGTTGAGATTCATAAGAAGACAAAGATGTATGTCCCAGAGATGATTTTTAGTAGATTGTTGACCTCCTCGAATTATGCGAAAGATGAGAAGAAACTTACAGGTGGTAAGAACGGTTTTGGTGCGAAATTGACTAACATTTTTTCAACAGAGTTTATTGTGGAAACTATTGATGCTGAAAGGAAGCGTAAATATATCCAAAAATTCAGAAAAAATATGTTGGAAAAGGATGAGCCAATTATTACTAAATGTAGTAATAAGCCTTATACCAAGATTACATTCAAGCCTGATTTGGAGAGGTTTAATTTGAAGGAGTTGGAAGATGACATTATTGGATTGATGGAACGTCGTGTTTTTGATATTGCTGCTTGTACAGGAAAATCAGTGAATGTTTATCTTAATGATAAGCGTCTTGATTGTAAAACTATTGATAAATATGCCACTCATTATTTTGATGAAAAGGTAAAAAAGGTGTATTCAGTTTGTGACAGATGGGAGGTTTGTGTTGTGGTTAATCCCAAAATGAAATTTGAACACATGTCCTTTGTTAATGGTGTTCACACTATTAATGGTGGTAAACATCTTGATGCTGTTGTGAAACATATTTGTCGCAAAATCCAGAATGTGATCAATAAGAAAGGATACAAAAGGAAGAAGAATGTACAAGTTACACAACAAAGTTTGAAGGATAACATGTTTATTTTTCTTCGGAGTATGATTGAGAATCCTGCATTTAAGGGACAGATTAAGGAGTTTTTGACAAATGATCCGAAAACATTTGGTTCTAAATACGAGATGGATGATAAAGATGTTGAAAAGTTGATGAAGACTCAACTTGTTGATCGTGCTATTGCAATTGGAAAAATGAAGGCAGAGTTGGGAGTTCCAAATGTGGATGAATCTGATAGGAAAGTTTCTAGAGTCAGAATTCCCAAGTTGGATGATGCTAATAGAGCGGGAAGTAAGGAATCATTGAAATGTACTTTGATTCTGACTGAGGGAGATTCGGCTAAAACTTTGGCTGTTTCTGGCTTGAGTGTTGTTGGTCGTGATTATTTCGGTGTTTATCCTTTGAAAGGTAAACCTTTGAATGTCCGTGAAACAACAATACAGAAAATCTCGAAAACTGAAGAGATCTGTAATCTAATAAAAGCCCTTGGGTTAACAGTATGTATGTTGAATAAGTATAAGAACAAGGAGAAGAAATTGGAACTTCTTAAGAAGAAACTTAGGTATGGTCGTGTAATGATTTTCACCGACCAAGATACTGATGGAAGTCATATCAAAGCTTTGGTAATGAATATTTTCCATCACTTGTTTCCGGAGATTTTAGAGTTGCCAGATTTTATTATCTCTTTGGCTACACCTATTGTTAAAGTTACAAAAGGTAAAGGAAAGAAAGCTCAAACTAAGGAGTTCTATACTCTTACTGAACTAGAGGAGTGGAAAAAAAATGGGGATACTGCTGGTTGGGGTAAGGAAAAATATTACAAAGGTTTGGGTACAAGTACTTCTACAGAGGCCAAGCAATATTTTAAGGATTTTGAGGATAAGAAGATTGTTTACACTCGATCGGAAGATCATGAGGAAGAAGATGAGAATGGTGTCAAAAAGGTGATGAATGATTGTGATGATGCATTGAAACGTGCTTTTGATAAAAAACATGTTGATACGAGGAAAGAGATGATTATGAATTATAATAAATCGAAGATTATTGAGCAGAGTGAGAAGGTTGTAACTTATCAGAAGTTTATTGATTATGATTACATTCATATGATGAATTATAGTTGTGATCGTGCAATTCCGAGTATTTGTGATGGTTTGAAAACATCTCAAAGAAAGATTTTGTTCTCTGCGATTAAGAGAAATTTGAAGAGTGAAATCAAAGTTGCTCAATTTGCAGGCTATGTTGGTGAACACTCTGGTTATCATCACGGTGAAGCAAGTTTGAATGGAGCAATTGTTGGTATGGCACAAGATTATGTTGGTTCGAATAACCAAGAACTTCTTGTTCCAAATGGTCAGTTTGGTACTAGGCTTCAGGGTGGTAAAGATTATGCTTCTCCGCGTTACATCTTTACTCAGATGCATCCGATTACACAATTAATATTCCATCAAGATGATTATCCTTTGATGAATTACAAAGAAGATGATGGTATTAGTGTTGAACCAGACTTCTATGTTCCAATTCTTCCAATGATTTTAGTGAATGGAATTAAGGGTATTGCAACTGGTTTCAGTAGTAATGTTCCGTCACACAATCCTTTGGAGATCACTAATAATCTTAGGAGGATTATGGATGGAAAAGAGGTTACTGCTATGAAACCTTGGTTCAGAGGATTTGAGGGCGAAGTTGTTTATAAGGGGAAGAGTAAAATGAATTATGATGTTTACTCAAGTAAGGGTAGATATTTGGTGAGTAAAGAAACTGGAATTGTTGAAGTTATTGAATTGCCTATTGGTATGTGGACTGAGAATTATAAAGATTATCTTAATAGATTGATTTATGACAAGAGTGCGGAAGAGAAATTTAAAAAGGATCAGTGTTTGGTTGATGTTGATAGTAAATGTACGGAGACAAAGGTGTATTTCAAATTACACTTTAAGAAAACTGTACTTGCTGATTTAATTAAGAAGGATAAATTGGAGAAGGTATTGAAGATGACGGATGAGAAGAACAGTTCATATTCTAATATGAATATGTTTAATTCAAAAGGTGTCATTACTAAATATGAATCTGCTGAGAAAATCTTGAAAGAATTTTACTTGATCAGATTGGCATATTATGTGAAGAGGAAAGAACATAAATTAAGAGTGTTGAAAAGGGAGCTTGATATTATCGCAATGAAGATGAAGTTCATTAATGATTTCATTAATAATGAGATTGAAATTATTGAAATGGAAGATGAGGATATTTATGAACAATTGGAAGAAAGAGAATATATTAAATTTCCAAAGAATCCAAGACAACTAGACTATCATGAAGACGAAGCAACTTATGATTATCTATTGAATATGATGATCAGAACTTTGACTAAGAGGAAAATTGAAGAGTTGAAGAAACAACATGAACTTAGGGAGGCAGAATACAAAGCTCTTCTTGATAAGGATGTTTGTGATATTTGGAGAGAAGATTTGACTGCTTTCGAAGAGATGTACCAGAAATGTTTGGAAGAACATGTAGAAAAGATGAGTAGTGCTGAAAGCAGTGAAAAGAGCAAAAGCAAGAGGAAAACCAGACGCACAAGGAAGAAAAAACAAATCAGTTTGTAACATGAAATGTTAATTTAAAAGTAATATTAAACTTAATTTTAAAATTTTTTATATAAAATTAAATTAAAAACTATTTAATTTTATATCATATACATTAATGAGTAATAATAATGATTTGCTTTATACAAATAGATTTTATTCTAAAAAGGATTTAACGAAGAAACAAATAAAAAGTAGTGTTGCAAATACTCCTGCTTATTTACAAAATTTGGATAAGCGAACGAATAGTACTAGAAAGTACATGAGAACAAATATTTTAACTAATGACGCATTACCTGTTGATAAAACTTTGAATAATCAGTTTCCAGCAAATAGGAATAAAAATAGTTATCCGATTTTAAGTGATGCTTTTCAAGATATGTCTGAGGATAAATACCATAAAATTAAAAAAACATCGTTATCAATAAATAGTGATGATAGGAGATATTCTCACTCTATTTTACCAAATAATTATATACTTCAATTACATAATAAATTTACAAATATTCAAAAGATTGTTTTGAAAGATATTTCAATTTCTAATACACTACAAACTATTAATGGTAATAACAATAGTTTATATTGGCAATATCCAACAAAAAAATTATTGAGAGATACTGGTTCTGATAATCAACTTATTCCTACAAAATCAAATAATATTTATTTCAGTAAAGTTTTTCCAGATGAGGTATCAACAGCATCTGAAGAACAAATGATTTATGGATATAAATTTCCTCCTGCTTTTCCAAAAGTTATTGATTTACCATCTTACATCAAAAGGTATCTAAACAGTTATGTTATACATGGTAAAAAGGGGCTTTATGATTATGATAATATCGAACTACAAGATACTAGTAAGAATACTGAAGATAACGAAGTACCTTATTCAAATTTAACGAGAAAATATATTGAAAGTCCTTACGGAAATACGGATAATTTGAATAGAAATATGTTATTTAATGTTGATATAGATATAAATTTACACATTGTAAATATTGTTAATAGAATTGAGGAAGTTCAAATTTTAGCTATTCAAACAATATATTCATCTAATGGGGGTAATGTTTCAACAGCTGATGATTTTACTTTTGGTGACACAAGTGGTGCTTTTATGAGAGATCCACCTGTTAGTTTTATGAAACCTAATAAACTTTATGTTACTATTTTATTGGAATCAAATATTGGTTTTGATGACACATCTCCTGTTGGTCCATATCCATTGGTTATTACAGGATTAGATAATATTGGTGGTATTGATAGTGTTTATTTAAATAATACATGTTTTTTTGATGAAAGGATATATACTAATAATGGTTTTAGCAGCGCTCCAGAATATGTTAGTACTTTTAAAAAATTTGATATAATAACTGTTAATGGTAATGTAAGATTAAGAAGATTAGAATTGACATTAAGTACGGGAAATTCAGGTTTGCGATTTGATTCATCTGGTTTTATGGTTACAACATCGAAAAGTGATACAGTTATTTTCAATAAATCTCTTCAAAAAGTTTTAGATGGAGGTACAGGTAGTGGTATATATTATACTCTTGAAGAAAATATACAGGTAACAACTGATGAATATCCTTTGATTGGTAGAGCATTACCATTTAGATTTTATAATGGTGGTGCTGTGTCAAATGATGGGGAAAGTTGTATAAATACTTATAGTAATATTCTTGATTTATTATCATTTAAAAATCATGATGTATCTGATTATATTCAAACAATGTCATTAAATCAGAATTTTAAATTCATTCATAAAAATACAGACCAAATTTTAACATCAGCATTTTCATCAACAGATCAAAAGAACATTGTTCAAGAAATGTTTAGGATAAATTTTCCACAATATAGATTAAATATAGAAAATTACAATGGTGAATATTATTTTAGAAGTCATCCATTTATTTTTCTCAAAATATTACCAAGTTTAAATGATAAAAGTACAACAAATAGTTTATATAGGGTTACCAATACTAAAAATAAAGATATTCTCTCAGTATATCAAAAAGAGTTTTATTTTAATATTGATAAATCATTTACAAGTGGAACTATTTATACCAAAAATGCTCAAAACTTATTTGCAAAAATTTATTTAAAACCGATTCCCTACAAGACTATAATTGATACAACAGGCAGATATGAATATTTATTTGATGAGAGTCCTTTGGAGAATTTAGATACCCTTCAAATTCAGATTGTTGATCCATTTGGCGAAATATTGGATTTATATTTACCTCATTCTTTTACAATAGATATTTATGAGAAGATATCTGTTTTGAAAGATACATTAATAGATAGTAGGCATGGAGACATTGTGACAAATGGAATAGCGAATATCTATTCGAATTGAATGTTTGATAACAATCTTTTTTCTAATAAGTATATATATAGATGAACACATATTATCAAAATGGAAGAGTCGTCAATGTAGCAGAAAATGTAACTAAAAGACCAATGATGTGGAAAAATTTGGATGATAGTCCTGTAGAAAATAATTTTCAATATCAATCAATGATTGGTATTTTTGAACCAACAACATTGAATACAATGTTTTTTTCCAAAGATAATTTAGATATTATTCAAAATATGATTAGATATGGTGTTTGGAAGAAATCAGATGAAAAATATGTTATTGATAGACAAAGTGATGCAGAAATTCAAATTATTATGAGATCTATTTTTCTCCAACATTCACCTAATTTAGAAAATAATGTTAAACAACAAATAGCATACTTAAATAAAATGGTAACTGATTGGTGCGTTCCCAAGATTTTAGCAGAAGTCCAACAATATGTTGGTTATTTGAATGACATAGAGAAAATGCCAATGCCTATTGATAGACCTGTTAACTTATCTTCTAAGGGGACAAAGATTAGTAGATCTATTACCAGTACGTTTTAATCATTTTAATTCTAACGAAAAATAATACTTTCAATATTTCAAAAAAATATAAATATAATATATAATGACTAGAATAACACAAAGAGGTGGTAACGCCGTATTGAATGTTATATTGTGGATTTTTGCTATTGTTGGTATTGTTGCAATTGTTTACTTAGTAATTGTTTATGTTACAACGTCTGCTTCACGTAGTTCAAGTAGCACACAAGCTTTCCCTCCGAACTCTTATATGACAACAAGTGGATTGAAATGTCCAGATTATTGGATTAAAGTTTCGGAACGCGGTGGAAAAGTTCATTGCAGAAATGCTTATCAACTTCCAATGAAAGCGGATACATGTACTGATAGTGAAAAGTTCTCAATAATTAAAAGTGATACATGGACCAAAGCTGAAGATAAAACAACACTTCCAGGTGTTACAGAAAGATGTAGTTGGCTCAACAGATGTGGTGGTGTCTGGCAAGGTGTCCAAGACTACTGCTAAAGAGAGAGTGCCTCTCTCTTTTAAACTCTACGCTCAGTCTTCCGCTACGCGGAAACTGGTTAAACTGGTTAAACTGGTTAAACTGGTTAAACTGGTTAAACTGGTTAAACTGGTTATAAGGGTTTATTAGGTTGTTGTTATTTGGTTATGAAATGTTTATAACCAAATGATGTGGATTTGTGGATTTGTGGATTTATGTGGTGAATATGTTGTTTTGATTGTCTTGATTGAATCTTGATAAGAGGTTATCTGGAAGTTTCCTCTTAATATCATTTATTCGATTATTATTTTCCAAAATATCTTCAATCTCTTCAATATATGGATAAATCCATTTGTAAACAGTTTCTTTACTTAATTCAAGTTCTTCTAATAAATCTTTAAATTCATAATAACATATAACATTATATAGGAATGGACTATTATCATATTTCTCATTTCTTTTGGAAATAATATTATATTTCATTTGAATTTGTTCTCCAATGGGAATATCAATTACAATATCATCGAAATATCCGCTTAAACAGTTAATAACTCTTGATATTCTTCCAACAAAACAAACTTGTCTCATTTCTGGAATTGCATCTTGGACGAATGTTTTCAAGATATCATCTTTGTGATCACTTGTAGAAAGTCTGTTCCAAAAATATTTGAATAGTCTTGGAAAAGTAACACCTGATTCTTCACATTTACCTCCCCTCTCATACAAACTTTTTATAAATAAATAATCTCCTTCAGCATCACTACTTATATCGGAACGCCATTTACCATCATTTGTTGGTACAACTTTTGATCTGTTATTTCCTGTAAATAAATTTTTAAATTTAGAGAAAATATTCTCATAAAAAGCATAAGTATAATTATCCGTTTCAACACTAGTTGCTCCAATAACTTCTCCAAATTCTCGCAGGGCATCTTTACTTTTCAATTTACATTTGTCTTTCGTTAAATGTAAAATTGCTTTCGCAACTTCTGATCTTATATCAACATCATGAACATTTTGAGAATTATCCACAATTGTATCTTTAATTACTTTTTTTTTTATTATTTCTTCTTATTCTTCTTTGATTATCTTCTTGTCTTCTATCAATTTCTGCTTGTCTTCTCTCAATATCTTCTTGTCTTCTCTCAACTTCTTCATGTCGTATTCTCTCAAATACTTCTTGAATATATTCCAAAGATTCCTCTGATATTTTCAAATTTAGATTACCTTCATAATTAAGTTTCCTCAAATTAGTACATCCAATAATTGAATCCGGAATTTCTGGTATTCTATTATTTTGAACCTCCAATACTTCCAAAGTTGATGGTAATTCTGGTAAATTACCTATCATATTGTCATTACATTTAAATTTTCTTAAATTTGGTAAATGAGGTTGAAGATCATCAAGCTTTTGGATAATGTTTCTTGATATATCTAAACTTTCTAACTGATCACTGAAAATACAATGAGGCACCGATTTAATATAATTCCTACAAAAATCAACATTTCTTATATTTTCCGGAATGGAATGTGAAAGTCTCAATATTTTCCTTCCAAATCCATCCTTGCCTGGATGTGATAATATGGTATTATGTTCATTAATTTCTCTTAATCTATTTATTGTTTCTCTGGTTAAAACATAACTTTCGTCAGGTTTCATTCTTTTTGATAATAAAAAATTACCCATAGAAATAACTTCATCTCTGTAAATTTCATCTCTAGGTATGTCATCTTCAATATCTTGTAATCTATTTTCCTCTTCTTTTTGTAAATAATTAGTTATTGAACATAACTGTACAACAGACATATTTTATCATTAATAAAATCTTTTTAAACTCTTTTAGAATAAAGATCTACGAAAAAATTATAAAATTGTGGAACTACATTTAATTTTAACTAATATTCAATGTTTCAAAAACATTTTGTCGCATGTCATTTAATTGTTCTTCATTTGCGTCTATAAGTACGTTTGGAATATTTTGTGAAGCTAGAAAAATTTTATGTAATAAATCCATCCCATTTTCACAATTTGGGGTTTCATTAAATTGGTTAAAACTTGCAACTAATTCATCTTGAATGACTTGTCCTACAGGTTGAGGTTGAGGTTGATGTTGATTTCTATTTCTATTTAAATTTCTCAAAGCATTTTGTACATTTCTTCGCATTCTTTGGACTTGATTTGTCCATTTTTGAACATTTTCTTGATTTGGATTATTTTCCATTATTTTTGATAAATTGTCAAGTCTTTTTAATAATTCTTGTCCCGGATTACGATTAGGATGTCTTAAAAAATCTTGAACCAAATTATGGACAATACCAAATGCCGTTTCTTGTTCAGCACTAATTGTTCCACCTTTCAATCTCAATTTTCGACCTTTTTTTTCTGAAGGACCTGAGGTAATTCTCCATTTCCATTTGCGATCTTTTGGATAATAAACGTATCCAGCTGTAGCTCCGTTTTTGAGAACTCTTTTTTGTTTAATCTGCATATATTATATCACAACATAAAAATATTCCATCAAACAACATTAATGAAATATTATAACATAACTTAAAAATATTCCATTAAATGATATTAATGAATATAACCATAAAACCTAAAGAAAAAAAAGATGATTTATGGGCAGAAAAATATCGTCCTAAAACAATTGATGATATTATTGGGAATAAAGAGAATATAAAAAAAATGAAGAAATGGTTAACAGATTTTAAATCAAAAATAAAAGGTACACCAAAATTAATGTTAATATCTGGTGAACCAGGAATTGGTAAAACATCATCAGCTCATGTTGTTTTAAAACATTTTGGTTATGATGTTATTGAACATAATGCATCAGATATCAGGGGAAGTCGAACAATAAATGATATTATTAAAAGGTCGCTTTCCTACACAAATATTATTGATATTATGAATGGTTGTCAGAAACCAATAGCTGTTATTATGGATGAAATTGATAATTTGGTTAATGGTGGTCCAGAGAGGGGTGGTATGTCTGCTTTTATAGATATTATAAAATCGGATATTGATGTTAAAACAAGGGGAAAGAAAAAAGATAAGTTGTTAATTTACAATCCTATCATATGTATTTATAATGAATTTTCGAATAAAAAATTAACTGAACTTAAGAAATATGCTGTTAATATTGAGTTTGAAGCACCAACAAGAGAAGATATTAAACCATTTTTGGATAAAGTTTTGGAAAAAGAGAAAATAAGATTCGATTTTGACGCCAAAGAAGAATTAATAAGTATGTGTGATTGTGACATCAGAAGATTAATGAATCTTTTACAATATATACATTCAGGATTCATTATTGATAATAATAATTTAATAACTTATGAAAAAATGATGGAGATTAAAGATAGTTTTGGAGATAAAGATAAATCATTTTATTTGAAAGAAGAGATTATTGATTTTTTTTCAAATGAAAAGACAACTGATGAAACATTGGTTTTGGCTAAGAAAGATCAGTTCAAAGTTCCACTTTATATATATGAACATTCATTATCTTTTATTAAGTATAAACTTTGTACATGTGAAGAAAAAGTTAATATGTATTACGATATATTAGATTCATTTACAAAAAATGACATAATTCAAACTGTTATATTCTTAAATCATTTTAGAGAATTAAACAAATATTCAAGTATTTATGGATGTTCAACAATTAATAAAATAATGTCAAGGGTTCCTTATGAGAAGTCTTTTAAAAATTTTAAACCAGATATAACTTATCCGTGTATTTTGACAAAGATTTCACAGAAAGGATCTAATAAAAAAATGATAATTAAGATAATTAATGATCTTAAACACATAAAAATTAATTTCACATTCAATACAATCAAAATATTATGTGAATTTATTTATAATCAATTGTTTGTAAAAACAACAAACAAAGCTCTGTTTACACTTTGTAATTATATGAAAAGAAAAAACATAAAACTTGAAGATCTAGATACAATCTTAAAGTTACACAAATTTCACACAATAGTTCTACACAAAAGCAAAAAACTACCTAAGAAAAGAAAAGACAATCTAAAAGAAATATACGAACAAGTCATCACCCAAGAAATCCTCCCATACCAATCCACATACGGGGGTAACCCCATTAACCCCCTTTCTACCCCCTTTCTACCCTCACTTCGTTCGGCAGGTACAAACCAGTGAACAAACCAGTGAACAAACCAGCGATAACCAATTTGACCAGCTGAGCGTAGAGTTTAAAAGAGAGAGGCACTCTCTCTTTAGAGGAAGTCACTCCACTTATTATTATCAAATTGATTTAAAATTTCGGGATCATTCTTATTTCCACTCAATTCATCAAATATTTTGTTAATTCTAAAATGAATTCTCTTATGAGATTCTTTTTTTGCATGTTGTTCTTTCTTTTTTTTCAAAAAAATTATTTTTTTCTTGTCAAACACCTCATCAGAAAAATTCTTCTTACCACCTTTCCAATAATTAACATTATATTTCCCACTCATGTTACTAATAAACAATCACCATTTCTTTAAGCAAAGAGAGATTGCATCTCTCTTTAGATGAAGGACCATACTTCGTCATCGTAGAGTTGACCGTTTTTATAAGTTTTAACTGTTAGGTATCTGCGGTCGCCAGTTCTGAGACAATCATCACTTTCGCCTGATACGGAACATCCGGGAAGTGTTGTTGTTGATACTCCAGATTCCGGATTGGAAACTGTTAGACATTGTTGGGTGCCTCCACTAAAAACTAATCTGTTATCTTTATCCCATGTCCATTGGTTATAATTGGAAGGTGTACAATCTCCCATGTAAACTTTTGTACCACTTGATTTTGTGGGGTTGTAGTTAATACATTTACTATCATATTTGTTCTCTATTGTTCCATTTGAATTCAAATACCAATATTGAAAAGATCCCAAAGTTGGGCTATCCATTAGGCATAAAGACTGTGTTGGAATTGTTCCGCTTGTTCTTGTAACAACAGCAGTTGGAACGAATGCGTTGTATTTTTTATTTTTATATGAAACAGATTGGTTAACCATTCTTCCAGCAGCTTGAAAATCACTTCCTGGTGGTCCTTGTGGTCCAATTCCTCCACTTGGACCTTGTACAAGACTGCTACTACTATTCATAAGTTGCATTGCTTGATCATTTGTTAATTGTCTGATTTGGTTAATTTGACTTTGTGAGAGGGTGCTTTGGTAAGTTTCTTCTTCGGAAGATGTGTCACTACATGTGAAATTTTCTATTTGTTTTTCTTGTTCACGTGGACGAAAATCCATAATAGCTATCATGTTATCATTTGATATGTACAAACAAGCAATCAACAAGATAACAACAAGAATAATTAATATATTAAACTTCATTACTAATATAAGGACATATATTTTTTCTGTGTGTAAAATATATGAAGATACCTATTATTGGTGATTGGGGTGGAAAATGTGGAAAGGCTCAAAAAAAAGTAATGAAATCTATTTCAGGAAGTGATATCAACAATGTGATATCTGTTGGTGATACTATTTATATGTCGGAAGAAAATGAAGAACATTCACAAACTTGTAATTTCGAAGATTGTAAGGAATTAATTTACCACATAATTATGGAGAATATGAAATGTACAAAACTATTACAAGGTAAATATTGGATTATGGCATTTGGTAATCATGATGATGAATATCCAAAAGTCACAGCAAATAGTAAATTATCTTGTTTGATAAACGATTTAATTAAGGATGTATATCCAAAATTATTCATAATGAATCCTAAAACATTAGAAAAAAGATATTTTGTAGAACCAAAATTCAAACAAACCCATAATATTTTATTTATTGTGTTAAATACATCAGAATATGAAATAAATTTCAAAAAAAGTTCCCCAAGTTGTACAATTACCAAATTTTTAGAAAACAATCAATTCAACGAATACAGCATAGACAGAAGATATTTCTTAAAAGGAATAACAATTGCTGATTACCAAAAAGCCAATGAGATTTTAATCAAATTATACTTAAAAAAGGATGGAATATCTAAAGAGGAATATAAACATTTAGAATATTTTTTCAACAATAATAAACAATATAATTGGTTAAGAAGACAATTAAGTAATTACAAATATATTAGTGATTCCAAAATATATATTATAGGGCATCATCCTATTGTATGTGTTGGACACCAACCAATTGAAAAAATGGCGGGAAAGTCAAACAAAATAAAAGGAAATTTAATGATGAGATATATTTATGATTCTCTCATAAAGCATTTCCCATCTGTCAAAGGTTATTTCGGCGGACATATACATTCATTACAAAGAATTGTTGATACAAATAATAATGATTTCACATTTATTTTATCAGGAGCTGGTGGTGGTAATGAGGAAGCAAACTTGGATAAATTGAATGAGGATAATTTGGAATTAATACGTGAAGATGGATTTGAAATGTTGGAATTCAGTAATAAAAATGGTTATTTCAATATGTACCTTGATGGAAGTGATGTAGATTTCAGTTTAGTAGAAGTGTAAAATTTTTCACATATTAAAGTATATGTCAACAGGTTGTGTTTTCACATATACCACAAATAATTGTAACAATATTTATTTTTTTAAGAACTTGTCAGGACTTTATTATAGAGTTACTAAAAAAATATTAAAAAAAATAAGAACAAAACCACCACTCAACCGAAGAGGAACGCTCTCGAGAAGGCAAGTGAGACCTAGATATATAAGAACGAAAATTAATGGACAAAATAGTATAAGAATTCTAAAATCAGATTATCAAACATTTATACAAAATCTCACAACAATAGATAACTTTGGATATAACAGAAATATCCCTTTGGAACCACGTATTTTTTAATAGTAGATCTTCAAAAATCTATAATGTCTTTTATTTATTAGTTGGTATTGTAATAAATTTGGAGATTAATATAGCGCGTGCCATTTGGGGCACCAAGTCCATCTTCACTTGTAACTTTTATAATAAGTCCTTCGTTACCTGATGAATCAATTATATTTTCTCCAGAAGTAAAATATGTATTAAAATCATTTTGTTTCAAAATAAAATCTGTATTGCCAGGCCATAATCCTCTTGATGATGATGGCTCTATCATAGTATACGATCTATCATTTGTTCCTGTTCTGAGATTGTCTATTATACTGTCCGATGCTGGAGGGGGACTGGATTTTCTGCCACTAATTGTTATATTTTCCAAATATGTCATAGTTGTTATACTACCACTTTGGTCAACTTTTCTTATAATTAGTGTAATGTCAGAATGGCATGGATCACTATCTTCTCCTAGAATTTCAGCTCTGTAACCATTTATTGTAGTACTTACATTAAGAAAATCAATATAACCTAGAACTGATATGTCATAATTTATAGACGTAATATCTGAAACTATCTCAATATTTGTAATTTCTAACCATTTTTTCAATGATTGATATGAAGTATCAGTTGATGATGAAATTGTTATATCTTCTGAACCAGAAACAGGAACAGCTGTACTTTCAGATATAGATGTTCCACTTATACGTATCGTTCCTGTTGCTCCAGATAAGACTATATTATTTATTGTTATATAAAGATGATTATTATAACATGAAAAATTTTCTGTATATGTACCTGTTTGAGATTGAGCAACAACGTTATAACTAGATTCTGGATCAACTCCCCCGATCACAAATTCTTTTGGATCTGTGGACCGTTCCAAAAAAATGGAATATTGTAGGACACCTGTTGAAGCACCAGATGGCCCTTGTGGACCTTGTTCACCTTGAATACCTTGAACACCTTGAGGACCTTGAGGGCCTCTTCTTCCTCTTGGACCACGTTTTGAGTTACAACATTTTTTTAGGATTGTACATCCTGTTGTATTGTTACGACAAAGCATATATAATAAAAGTGATTTTTTTTTATTATTATACCCAATTATTTTTTTCTAACACGACAAATTTTTATTATAAAATTAATGAAAAATAGATTAGTTTTGGATACTTAAGACTCAATTTTTTTAATATTATATTCTCAAAATAAATCCAGCTGATCGAAAAAACAAAAGTGAATTTGATGATCTTTTAAACATCAACAGAAAAAAGAGATCCTGTACGAGAACTTTTTGAAAATTCACAACATACAACAAAAATGTTAAGATACTTATAAAAAAAAATAGAAATAATTCAATTCATCAGCTCAAATTGAATTATTTATTAGTTGTTATCCTTTATCATTTTATGATTAACACTGCCAAGTCCTGTGAGTCGTAACTTGTTTACGACGAACATGGCGAAACCCTGTTTATCATTTCACGGTAAACACCATGAAGTGGCTGCGACTCCTTTAGGAGAAGCACCATGAAGTTCTGTTTATCATTTATGATGAACACCATGAAGTGGCTGCGACTCCTTTAGGAGAAGCACCATGAAGTTCTGTTTATCATTTATGATGAACACAACATAGCTCTGTGAGTCGTAACTAGTTTACGACGAACACATCTCACAAACCTCATACTTAGTCTCTCCATTCTTATTATCCTGAACTTGCTTCTTAAACTTCTCTGGGTCCAAAGTAAATTGCTGGGCCTGTACCTTGGGTCTTGTTCTAATGTAATAAGAACCAGTCTTCAAACCCCTCTTCCATCCATAGAAGTGGGCACCGGTTAATTCCTTATCTTTTGGATCCTCGAAGAACAAGTTCATACTCTGAGATTGACAAACAAATGGAGCACGATCTGCTGCCAAATCAATTAAACATTTCTGTCTCATCTCCCAAGCAGTCTTATACAAAGACTTGATGTCATCAGGAATCTCCGGAATTTGTTGAATAGATCCATTGTAGAAAATGATCTTGTCCTTCATCTCCTTTGACCATAATCCTAATTTAACCAAATCCTTAACCAAATATTCATTTACAATAGTGAAATCTCCAGCTAATGTTCTTCTTGCATACAAATTACTTGTAAACGGTTCGAAACACTCATTATTACCCAAAATCTGTGAAGTAGAAGCAGTTGGCATCAAAGCAATACACAAACTATTTCTAACACCACCTTCTTCTACAATCTGTTTCCTCAATGAATCCCAATCATATCTGTCACTTGGTTTAACATCCCACAAATCAAATTGAAACTTACCTTTACTTAATGGCGAACCCTCAAATGTAGAATAAGCACCATCTCTTTTAGCCAACTTGTGTGAAGCTAACATTGCACCATAATACATTGTTTCGAAAATCTCCTTATTGAGCTTTCTAGCCTCATCCGACTCAAATGGATATCTCATTAAGGCAAACACATTCGCCAAACCTTGAACACCAATTCCAATAGGTCGGTGCCTCATATTCGATTTCTCAGTTTGTGGAACCGGATAATGATTTACATCAATAACACTGTTCAAGTTATTAACAACGATATCTATCATTTCGATAAAAGTTTCATGATCAAATGTCCTTGCTTCTGGATCTACATATTTCGTAAGATTCATTGAAGCCAATGTACAAACCGCATACTCTTCAGTATCAGAGTATTCTGTAATTTCACAACATAAATTACTTGACTTAATGGTACCAATATTCATTTGATTACTCTTCATATTAACAGCATCTTTATATGCCATATACGGAACACCTGTTTCTTTCTGTGAAGTCAAAATTGCGTTCCAAATTTTTCTTGCTTTATATGTCTTAAATGACTTTCCCTCACTTTCATACTTCAAATACAATTTCTTATAATCATCTCCATAAGCATCCATTAAACCTGGACAGTGGGTCTCATTAAAAGTCGACCAATCCCCATTTGACTGAACCCTCTCCATAAAAAGATCGGAAATCCACAAAGCCAAAAAGAGATTACGACACCTCTCATCCTCATTACCATGATTCTTCTTCAAATCTAAGAAAGACATGATCTCTGGATGATGAGGCTCTAAATAAGGCGCAAATGAACCAGGCCGTCTCCCACCCTGATTCACATACTTAGATGTCTCATGAAACACTCTTGCCATTGGAATAATACCATTAGTAAATCCATTAGTACCATTAATATAACTACCTTTGGATCTAATATTTGACATATGAAAACCAATACCACCTGCCCCTTTCGAAATCAAAGCACAATCCTTCAAAGTTTGGAAAATACCCTCAATAGAATCTTCCGTTCCCAAAAGGAAACAAGAAGCCAATTGATTCTTCCTTGTACCAGAATTATACAATGTTGGAGTAGCATGAATAAAATATTTCTGAGACATTGCTTCATAACAACGAATTGCTGCCTTCAAATCATTCAAATACATACCCACTGATACTCTCATTAAAAGATGCTGGATTCTTTCAACAATTTTACCATCATAAGTTTTTGCTAAATAAGCTCTCTCTAATGTTTTATAACCAAAATAGTCAAAATCATAATCCCTATTATAATTAATAACTGAATTCAATTTTGTTTTGTGTTTCATAATAAATTCATAAACCTCATCTGCTAAAATAGGTCTGGCTTCACCATGTTCATCTTTGTTGTTATATAAAGATGACATAGCTTCACTAAAAGAAGGAGATGTATTCTTATGATTGTTAGAAATAATTACACGAGAAGCCAAAATATTATAATCAATATTTTCAGTCTTCAATGAATAACAAATCTCACCAGTAAGCTCATCCAACTTTGAAGTCTTAATCTTATCATGAATCTGCGCAATAACCTTCTGCGAAACAACAATAGGATCAATATCTAAACCATCGCAAAGATTTTCAATTCTGTAAATGATTTTATCAAAGGATACCCTTTGAAATTCACCATTTCTTTTTTCAACTAACATTTTCTGAGTGTGTTCCAGCATTGACATTATATATATGCAAATATTTAAATTGATTTTGAAATATCATTTTTTTTATTTCTTCAACAAAAAAAATTATTTTTCTCCATAATTATATATGAAACATCTCGGGTTATTATTAGGAATTATGTTCGTTTTAATTGTTATTTTATTAATTGGCTTCTATCTCCTAAGAGGATTACCCATAAAATCCTCTGATGGATTCATTCCAGCAGGTTTGAATTTTATGGAAAAAAGAACCCTAAATAAATGCCAAGTCCCAACCCTCACCATGGATAAATGCTTCAATAATGAGTACCACGAATGCCCTAAATACAACGGATCTTATGACCAATGCACCAATAATTATATTCCTAAACCAAATCAGAATAATTGTGAATGCAGAAATAGAACTTTCGAAATGTGTCCACACCCATACAAAGTATCAGAAAAATGCGTTTATCAAAATAATTATAACTAATTCTTATCTTAGAAACCAACAATGACTTTTGTTACTTCTACTTGTTTGCTCGCCTTTGGAAGTGAGATATTCATTGCGGGGATTTTCAAATGTTTCTTTCCGTCTTCACCTTCTTCAATTTTGAATTCAAGAACAGAACCATTTTTCGCATCAATTGTTGGATTAATAATTTCTTCAACTGTTGCCAACTCTTTTTTGATTTCACTTCTAATAAAAACATTCATGAAAGTCTTAAAACTATCCAAAACATGTTTAGTGTGGAATTTGTTCAAAGGCTTATTGAATTCAAAAACATATTTCTTTTTCGAACCCATCATAGCCAAAAATGGCACAAAAGTCTCAACAATAAACTCCTTAGCCAATTCAGGACTCCCATTGAACAAGAATTTCGCAGCCTCCTCAGCAATTGTGTTCAATTCCTCATCAATTGGAACAAAAATATCACAATCCTCCTGAATCACAATTTTAACCTCCCCAATCAAAGGGATACGTCGGCTCCTCTTCTTTCTTGATTTTACTGATTTAGGTTCTTCATAAGAAACCAAACAACCCTTAAAAAAAGTTTCGAAAAAGAATTTCGTCCATTCAATTGAAGCCGCCAATTCCTGTTTCTTACCATCAACCTTTTGAACAGATTTAGGCAAAACATTCTTGAAAATGTATTCGCCACCACTTTTAATACATGGATAAGTAAATACACATTGGCAAATATTCATCAATGAAGATCCCCTAGCATCATATTCAAATCTTTGTGATTGTTGATCCTCATCTGAAAAATACATTTTCAAAGTCGTGTAAGTGTCCATTTTGTAAGACGTTTCCGTCAAATGATCTCTTGGGCCTTTAATCGGATCCAATAGTTCATACTTTTCTGGTCGCAAAACTTCAACAAGAAGCTTAACAATTGCACTGTTCTTTCTAGGAGTTCCCAATCCAGTTCCCCCAAGATAATTCTTGAGTACAATGGTACAACTTTCTTCGTCAAAAACAAAACCGTCTTTACTCTTACAATGTTTAATTGTAAGAGTAAATGGCTCTCCACTTTTTGTGAATTCACAAACAAGTTTCAGTTCTTCAATGTAACAACTATTTAGACAAATAATACCAAACCTTGCATCATTGATCAACGCACATAGTACACGCATTTTTTGCCCACCGTCGTGGCCTCCAGAGTACATATTCAAATCAAAAATAATCTCTTTTTCACTCATATTAAATATAATCATAATAGAAATCCTAAATATTATTCTTCATTTTTTTATCTGTAAAAAAGTATATGAATAATAAACAACCAATTAATATGTTAGATGGTGATAAGGGGTCATACAGAACATCCCCTTACACATCAGATGAACAAAAATTTTGGAAATCTATTGGTACAAAATTTACAGAGGAAGGATGGATGGATACATATTATCCACCTGAACAAAGAAAATCTTTTGAAAGACAAGGAGTTAGATTCAATAAAAAGGGACATATAATAAAACAACAAACAAATAAATACGAATCCGTCTACACTTTACAAGGATCTCAGCCTTATGTTTTAACATCAAATTGGCCACAAGGGTTCAAAAAACCTATGACCGAATTTGTCCCAGATTACTCCTTACAAAATGTCCAAGCCGCAAACGATCTTAGTAATTATCATCCTGTTAACTTTTCCGCAAGGATGATAATGAAAGGTAATAAAGATAATCCAATAGCTAAATACCGCTATGAAACAAAACCATTAAACAAATAAAGAGAGAGTGCCTCTCTCTTTTGAACTCTACGCTCCACCTCCCTCCTTACGGAGGTCGGTGGGTACAAATTGGTAGCTAATCTCGATTTGTACCGCGAGTCGAAGATAAGCGAAAGGGGCCAGCGGGGGTCGGACTTCGTCCGATAGACCTACGGTCTACCCCGCAATTGTATAAAAATCTAGTTATAAGATATATGAGTTGTAAAACTGCACCAATTTCGAAAGATTTGAACACACATGAGTCTGATTTGGCACAATGGAACATTGTTGTTTTTACAGCTACGACAACAGCTTTGCTTTTTTATCATATGACACGGCAGAAATCTATTACAATTGATAGAACTTTAGCTGCGGTTATTTCTGTTTTGATTATTGTAGCCTCTGTTTTTTATAATATTTATTCACTTTATAATTTTTTCGTAAGAACAAAGATTCTCATCTTAAACGCTACATTAAAATGCGAAATTGAAAGAATTAATGAATCAAGGGTAATTTATGGATTTATTACGTTTTTGGTCGTTATAGTTCAGTTATTAATTAGTTATCATATTTGTAGAAATTCAATGAAATATGTTTGATTTAATATCTTTTGGCATAACCATTTTCTATTAACCATTCATTAACATTTTCTCCATTGATAAAAATAGTTGCTAAATATCTTCCATATTTACATTTTCTATCTTTTTCAGATTTTAATATTACATTTTTACCCAGAATTTTTTCTCTTAATTTATCTCTTATTAAAATAGCATCTTCTTTTGTCTCTCCTCTTATTTCAGGTGTATCTATATTACTTAAACGAATTTTTCGTTTCTTCATAATTAATCCAAATCCACAATCAATTGTACATGTTATTGAATCTCCATCATATACATTTTCAACGAAAGCTCTATAATAAAAAAGATTATCATTACTCATTTATTTATAGATATAAAAAAAACGCAATATTATGATGTAAAAATATGATTTTTACGAGATATCCGTATAATATTTTGAGAAATACTAATATAACACCTAATCTGTTTACAAATTGGATAAAAGTTATGTTGAAATGCTTTTGAAAATTTTACATACATTACTATAAGTAGTTTTATTATCTAAATAATATTGAACTACACTATGATATTTAGTCATAATTTATAATAATAAATGATATTATTATAAAAATAGCATTTTACAACCTCAAGGGGTTGAAGATTATAATTCATGGTGTGAATATTTTACATCTAAATACACTTAAACAGCCATCTTCATTTTAATTGCTGGATATGAATCATAACCCAACAATTCAAAATCTTCCAACTTAAAATCCTCCACACATGTTTGACCTCTATCCACCAATTTCATCTTAGGAAATGGATAAGGAACTCTCTTAATCTGCTTCTGTAAAGGCTCTACATGATTCAAATAAACATGAGAATCGTGAATTGTGTGAACCAATCTCCAAGGTTTCTTCCCAGTCAAATGGGCAAAAATATAAGTCATCAATGTAGCAGATGCAATATTAAAAGGCACACCCAATCCCATATCACCAGATCTTTGAACCATTGCACAAGAAAGACGGTCACCATACACCCTAAAATGATAGCAAAAATGACAAGGAGGCAAAACCATATCCCTCAATGTACAAGGATTCCACAAGTTAATTAAAATCCTCCTACTATCTGGCTCCTCCTTAATCATTCGTAAAACTTCGGCTACCTGATCATAGCCTTGTCCAGTATAATCAGTGTGACAATCCTTATATTCTGCTCCAAAATGGCGGAAATTAAATCCATAAATTGGACCACCATCATCAACCGCTCGATTCTTCAAACCAATCCTATCTAAATATTCACGACTCATATTACCATCCCAAATGTGAACATTCTTGTCCCTCAACTCCTTATTATTAGTACTTCCACGCAAAAACCAAAGTAATTCTTCAATAATAACTCTGAGAAAAGTCCTCTTAGTAGTTAACAATGGAAAGTTCTCACTAATATCATAAGTCATTTGGACACCCCACATAGATTTTGTACCAACACCTGTCCTATCAGAACAAACCTCACCATCTCTCATAATTTCATCAATCCTCTCCAAATATTGATACTCCTCATGTTTCTTATCTGTTCTCTCATAAACCCTAAACTCCAATTTGAGGTCATCTTTATCCACACCTTGAGTAACATCAATTAACTTAAACTTATCTTTTAGTCTTGGAAAAGTAACATCTCCATCAACTTTCTTAAAAATTTTGGTCAAATAAACTTTATCTAAACCAGAATGCTCTAGAGCTTCCCTATAAATTTTACCTCCACCAATAACGAATATTCCTTGTCCTTTACAACATTGTAAGAGAGCCTCTTCAAAATTCTTAACATAAACTAAACAAGTATGACCCTCATCAACCATACCTCCTTCTGGAGCATTACGGTCAATAACAATATTAAGTCTATTTGGAAGTACTCTTCCAATTGATTTCCATGTATTATATCCCATGATTATAGCATTTTCCATTCCTTCAACAAGAGGTGTGGATGTGATTTTTCGGAAATATTTCATATCTTCTTTACAATTCCAAGGAATAGCATTTTCACTCCCAATAACATAATTGCTTGATACAGCTACGATAATGTTGAACATGATAATTATATATATTGATTTTTTTTTATGTCATTTATATTATAACAGATAATGAGTATCTATTCACAATATAACCCAACAGATACTTCAAGTGTTTCAATTTTAAAAGATGATTTTTTGTTAACCCGTACTGATTATGAAAAAGAAATGATCAACAGACAATACAACAAATTATATTTCAATTCTCTCAATGATACCAACAAACTAGCAAAAGAAAAAGAAAATCAAATCATTTATAACCTATCACTCAAACAAATTTTCCAAAATACATCAGATACATTAATTAAAATTATGAATGAATATGCAATGCTTATCAAAGATAGTGATAAAAATTACAATAAATATGTTGAAGTATTGGTCAAAGATGACAGAATGATTTATGTTGGAATTATTTTCATAGTTTTGGCAATGATGATCTTTTTCATATTTGTCTCCTCCTAAGGGAGATTGCATCTCCCTTATAAACCCTACGCTCAGTCTGTCCACTACGTGGGCAACTGGTCAAATTTGTTATAAATTTGTTATAAGTTGGTTATAGGTTGGTTGTAAGTTGGTTATAAATTTGATAACTATAATAATATTATTATTTCTTTAAATGGTTTTACCCAATCATGTCTAATATATTATATTTTTTATCAATTGCCAAAAATAAGTGTTTTTTTGCACATTTTGCAAATAATTTATCGCTTAATTTATATTTTTTTGTAATTTCTTCATCAATTGAAATTGATAGTTTATTGTTTAAATCAATCAACTTATTTGCTACATATTCAGCATCATTTGAAAAATTACAGTAAATTTTAGTATTTACAATTTTTTCAGAAAATTTATCCCAATTAATTTTCGGACGATTTTTACCAAAAATATCATTTTCTTTCATACCTTTACTTTCAAAATGTTTAATTAAATATTCTTTTATCATTTGTAATTTAAATTTATTCAACTGACTATCACTAAAATTTAAACGATTATTGACAAGATTTAAAATTCTCTTGTAATCACTAATATCACTAATTTTTCTAATATCAATAATAATTTTATCATTACCATTTAACAAATGTTTGTTTTCACGAATATAGTAACAACGATGTTGACCATCTATAATATATAATTTATTTGGGTTAAAATCATCTTCATTTTCAGAAAATGCCAAAATAATCGGATCACTTTTTTCCAAATCAAAATTTTTAAATCCATTTTTAATTCTATCTTGATTTATCATACGATTTACTTCTGAATAATCAATTTTATCCATATTTTTCAGAAATACACTTATTGGAACTGAATATATTATTCTGTCATCTGAATATCTCAAATGTTCAAAAGGCCCAAACAATTCATGTGGTTCGAATATTTTAGGTTCCTCATCAGATTCAGGATATTCATCCGACTCATACTCCTCGTCTGATTCATATTCTTTGTTCATCATTTTATTTTTACTAAAATAACTAAACATTTATTAAAAATTTATAAAAAATACATCAATAAAAAATAAAAATCATTTTTTTTATATTTTAATATTTTAATAAACACATATATTATTCATAATTTCATTTATTTTCATATTATTTTGTTCAAAACAAACAAGCTGACGTCTACAATTTATGTAGTAATATCCAAGAATATCACTTTCAGGAACGTCAAAAACATAATATTTATTATCACCATTAAAATGAAATTTACCAAATTTTGATTTCTTTATATTCCAATTCGTTTTGTTTATTATTTTATCTTCTAATTTTTCATTGCAATTTATTTTTCCAATAAATTCTAAATTATTTTTACCAATTAGAACCAAAATATATGACATATTTAATCACTCCGAATACTTGATAAAATGTAATTAAATAAAAATCATTTTTTTTTCATAATAAAAATTGATTTTATTTGTAACATAACTCATACATAATAAACATAAAGTATGTCATCAATATTTGATAAACATGAATTGGAAATAAGTAAATTTTACGATGAAATGAAAAAAGTCATGAAATCACATGAGGAACGATACGTTAATTTAATTAATGAATTAAATAAAAAAGATTCCATAACAACTGAAATTAATAAAGATTTCGATGAATTTATGGCTTCAATATTTCCAGAATTCAAAGAATTCAAAGACAATATTCAACCATTCGATAATAAATCTGTAGATTTTATGTATGACTTGAATAAAAAAGAATTTGTAGACGTTTTTGATCTACCTGATAGAAAAATTATCAGAAGATATAGTTCCCCATATTATTATGGAGAAATAAGAAATAATGGAAATTATGGCATTCGTTTATTAACAAATAAACACACGTTTTTACATTTTTTTTCGAATAATGGTACCACCAATTCTTATAGACAAATTGACCAGAGATGTTCAAAATCTTCACAAAATATGTTCTTCGTTATTGACAATTATATGAATATTTATTTTCCGTATTTGCGTCTATATGTTTTAAAAAATTATTCAAAATTTAATTTATTTTCTTTTTGGGGATCAGGTGATGATCTTGATCTTAAAAATAAAATTGGTTGTTTTTATGGTGAAAGTGCTAATGATTTAGCATGTAATATGAGTAATATGACAAATTTTCAAGCATCTGAAGATGTCAGAAAAAAATCAGTAGATGAAAATCTACCATCATTTCTTGAATTATATAAATATGATGAAATTCTTGATAAGATAAAGCAATATCGTATTTTGTCACAAAAATTCAGTGAATTTTTACAAAAAAACCCTGAAAATAATACAAAAAATGAAGAGAATTTAAAATTAAAAGATGAGCAAATTGGAATGATGAATGAGGAGATATTGGCTTTAAAATTAAAACTCAAGGAAAAAAATAATGAGATTGATTCAATGAAATGTGAATTGAAAAGAAATAAATCTTTGATTAGCAAGGTTAGTCTTAAATTTTGAGAAAAAAAATGATTTTTTTTTAATAAAAATTTGAGTTATAAATAATAAATTATGTCTATGAAGAAAAATATAAATTATGGATTATGTGGCTCCGTTTCTGTTGGTAAATCTACAATATTAAATGCTCTTTTATGGGAGTATTTAGGGGAGACTAAACTGAAGAGAACTACATATGTTCCATTTAGATTTATCAATAAAAGTGGTGTATATCATGATGTAAAATCTATACGTGATAATATTATCAATATTAATCAAAATGATAATGATGAGATAAAAATAAAGGAGTTTGAAATGAATTTTAAGTGGAATAGTGACAATTTATATAATTGTTCTATTATTGATTTTCCGGGTTTGAATGATCCACACGAGGATAATAATAAAATGGAAAATTTATTGATTGATAATTTAATCAAACTTGATTATTTAATTTATATTATTGATTGTAATAATAGTTTGAATAATAAAAGTGAAAGAAATTTTTTGTGTGAATTATTTGAAAAAGTTAAAAATTGTAATACGATGACAAATCTTATTTTTATTTTCAACAAATATGATGAAGAAGATGAAGAGATTGATGAACTCATTGATGATGCAAAAAAATTTATTATCAAGCTTTCAAATGATTGGGAAATTAATATTCCCAAAATGTATAAGATTTCTGGAAGAAAAATAATGATTAAAAATGTCTTATTAAAAGTAGACAATCAAAATATTATTCCAAAAAGTATTCGAAAGAAAGTTTATGGTGGATATTTTGGAAAAATTATTGGTGATCAAATGTTAAATTATCCATCAAATCAATTAAAACAAAAAATTGAGGAAATACCATTCACCGAAGATGAATATAAATTTATGAATAATTATTATGAATCTTTTAATGATGATACATTTTACGATGATACACTTTCTCACATGAGAAATAAGATTGATAAAGAGAAAAATATTCATATAAATGATGATTTTTGTAGTTATTTTTTGTCAACTTCGTATTTTATTTCATTCAATGATTTGTTGGATAATAAAGATAAAAAATTAATATTGACTGATATTATTGATTATTTTTTCGATAATAATAAAACACAGTTTATTGAGAATATTAATTTTGTAGAAAATATTTTAAATTTTATTGACGAAATTGTTTCAAATAATTCATTTTTATCTGAAAATAATAATGATTTTTTATTTAATTATTGTAAAAAAATTATAGATAAGATGTTTAATATGAAAAATCCACTTAACTGTAATTTGTTTTCAATTTTTGAATTTTTAGATAAACATATTTGCGAAGCAACAATTAAATATTTTTCTGAAAAATTATTTGATTTTCTAAACGATGATGAACATGAACATAAATTTATGAAAAGTGTAAATATTTTTGGATATTGTCGGGATGGAACAGTAAAAATGACAAGAATTGTAAATAAAATAATACAATTTTTTATTAAAAATTTTGAATCATTATCTAAAGATGATAATTTAATTATTCTTGGTAATTCATTTTTGTTCAGAATATTTACATATTCTTCATCAATTGAATTTGAATTTAATTTATTCAAATCACTTTCTATTACATATGAATATATGTATAAAATTTACATTGATTATGTTGATTATCTTATTTTGTATGAAAAATATTCACGCGAGGATTTATCAATAATTAAATATATATATACCAAACAAAATATAGAATTATCTTTTGATAAGATGATTAAAAGTGATATATATAAATCAATGTATAGATTGGATTCATTTTTACCAAATAAACAGTATATTTTCAAAAATTTCAGAGAAGAATATATAAATTCATATCCTATTGAAATAATTACTTTGTACAATTATTATGTAAAAAATAATTCATAATTGAATAATACAGGTTAAAGATTTAATATATGATATTATAATAGAATGGCTACTATATTAGCTTTAACAGCTTTAGGATATGTTGGTCAAGCTTTGTTTTTAAAGGGTATAACGGAAACTGCATCATCGATTTATGATACTTTTAAAAGCAGAATCTTTATAGATTGTCCAGAACTTATAGCTTTTCTGGAGGAGTTTGATTTGGAGTTTAAAATAAATACCATCCAGCAATTTTTCAATGAGATAGAGATAACAAAAGAATCTGATGCGATAAATAATAATTTACAAGATATTTATCAGGTTATTCTTTTGTTCAAATTAGAATTAAAAAAGATTCATAAAATTTTGGTTAAACATAGAACCAAGTTTTTACACAAATGGAGAAAAGCTAATTACAAAAGGGAGATGAAACGTTTGAAAATGTATTCATCTTTATTTGACAAAAGACTCAGTTTATTTAAGACTTTAGTTAAAACTTATTCATCAACAATTATAAATATCAAGGATAGATCAAGGCGTGAGAAAAATATAGACAAAGATTATTTGATTCTGGACGAAAGTGAGTTTGTTTTTGTTTGATTTTCAATATTGAATTTTTGACGGCGAAGCCATTAGCATTTTATGCTAACAATAGTTTTTTTCTAAAAAAGTATATATGCGAACTCGTAACAGAATTATTTTATTAGTACTTGTTGTACTTTTGTCATTTGCACTTTTCCAACCATATCATATAGTGGAAAAAAGACATGGAAACATGTTCCTTCAACAACCCAATGTGAAAAAATCATAAAGATAGAAGATACATGTCATCAATCATTACCATGTAAACATTATGTCAGATATGAAGATATAAATGACAAATTACAAAGAAGAATGTTTAATTCTGATCAAATTTACCAGATATGTAAACAAGTTGGCCATACAGTTGAAAGACATTTCATTTCAAGAAATTAAATGTTTCATATTGTATAGTTGGTATAATATGGATTTATCTAATTTTAATAAACAATCCAAGCACAATATTGAACAATATCAAAAACTAATTAATATTGCTCTCCCTTTAATTAAGGATTATAACAAGGTTTATAAAAAGTTAACAACTACAGAAACAGATACCTTAACAATGTATAAAGATAGTGGTTATAGATTTATGAATAAACTCTTAAAAACAAATGGTCAGTATATTTTAGCAACATATCCAGATGGAGATGATATTGTTTATAATATTCTTCATGGTAGATCCAAAAAAGCTGGAAAAATAAGTTTGATTAAAATTTTGGAACTTTATTACAATGAAATATTGCGCAATATCAAAGTTATTGATGGTGTAGTTTCTAGGTACAAACTAAAAAATAAAATAAAAGTTTATAGAGGATCATCTTGTATGAAAGAGTTTGATAATCTTGTTATAGGTGATGATTTCAAGTTTAAAAGTTTTTTGTCAACATCATTGGATATAAATGTTGCAACAAATTTTACATCACATAGAACAGGTGAAAGAATTAAATGTTTAATTGAACTGACTCTTCCAAAAGGAACAAATGTTTGTTATTTGAATTGGGAAGTAGATCATTTAAATAGTTTGAAGAATGAGTTGTTAGGTGGTAGTGAATTTGAAATATTGTTGGGAAGAGATTATGTTTTCAAATTGACCAATGTTGTTGATATTGATACCAAAGATTTAAACTTGACATGGAGAAATACTAAGGTAACAAGAAGGCGTAAAAATAAGACTAAAACAAAAAATATTGTTATGACTATGAGAGTTTTTCAATTCTCATATGTTAAAGTTGCTAAAGATCCGCTTCCAAAATTTGACAAAACTTTGGAAAATCATCCAAATATAGATTATAAGAATATTATTAATTTCATTAATCCACACAATTTATTTTATTTGGGTTAAATTAAGGAACTTCCGGTTCATTTTCTTCATTTTCTTCATTTTCTTTATTACAATCAAAATATTCAACTTCATCTTTTTTGTTGAATCCCTCATCAAATTTATCTTTTGTATTGGTAAAGAACAATTTCATTTTCTCAATATTGTTCTTGTTGTTATCTCTCAAATTTCTACAGAAAACTCCAAACTTCAATAACATCTTATTCCAAAAATCATTAAAACTCATTATACTTTTTTTAAGAAAAAAAATTTACAATCTGTTCACAATTTTTTCTTTTTTCCATTTACTAAAACATATTTGTTTCCATTCTTGTAATATCTAACTTTTCTAACTCCAACACCTTTAACCTTAACTTTACCCCCACCCCCAGTAATGTTGGGCAAACTAAACTCTCTCTTTTCTACACCATAAGATAAAGATTCATCAATAGACGCTGGTTGCCAACTTGTTGTCCAATTGTGTGGTAATCCATCTGATCCAAAAGCTACATATCCTCCTTTTTTACTTTTACTCTTTTTGGGCATTTATAATTATATGTAGATTTTTCTTATAGTTTCAATTTACTTTGTGCATAAACAGGCATCAATTGTTTCTGATTGTTTAAAATCATATTCTCAGCACCATCCCTAATATCTTCAATCTTCTCCACTTTTTTATCATTGGAATAATCCTCAAACTCCTTTCTCAAGTTTTCTGTAATATCATCCTCTAACTCTTCATAAGCGCGTTGAATCCTATCCATATTCAAATTAATCATACCATCCAAAACCAAATTTTTATTATCCAATATCCATTCATTATTCCTCTTAATCATCATTACTTTAGCTTTATCATCCAACATTTTAATATTTGTGTTACATGGATTATTAAAATGAACTTCCTGAATATATTTTACAACAGCTGTATTGCCCATGTGGAAAATAATATCTTTCAAAAAGTTTTCAGTAATATGTGATAAATCTTCTTCACCAAAATTATTAATAGAAATGTTAAAATTGTTTTGGTTGAATATGTTTTGGGTGTTGTTTGTTGTGTTATAAACAACTCCTCCTCCATTATTGGTCCCGTGGGCAACTAACTTACATAAAAGTTCTGTTTGTTCTTTAATTTCTTCTTCCATTTTGTTTATTTTTTTTTTCATTTCACAATTTTTGTTGATATGTCGGTAATAACTACTGGAGTGTTTTAATACTTTTCCGCATGAATTACAAATGAAAACTTTTGGGGATTTTTTTTTATTTTTAGCTTTTTGGTTTTTTTTTTGATTTTTCTTTATAAGTTCCATATTGTAATCGACATCTCTAAAAGCCATTTTCCATAATTCTTCATAAGTTAAATCATTCCCATCCACCGAAAGTTTACATATCTTCTTGCGAAGGAAATGTTGTTTTAATTTAGATTTATCGGGAAATTCTTTGCCACACCTTTCACAATTACATGGCATAATTTATAATTTATTAAATGATATATTTTTATATCAGATTATATTATATTATAATGAGTCCATGTAATAAATTTACAATGTATAAAAACAATTGTAACTTGGTTTTCATCTTCACTAAACGACCAAGACGAAGAAAATATGTAATTGTTTTGAAACAAAAAATAAATGGAAGTTATTCCAAAGTTTTAAACAAATGGGTTATTAGTTCAAACACAAGAACCCTCGTTAACTTCATTAATACTCAGGTTAATACTCAATTCTCAAATGCATTAACATTCGGAAACTCGCGTTTCAGAAGTTCATTGTGAAAAAAAATGATATAATATTATAAATGAGTTTTGTTCCAAGATATCCTAAAAAATTTTCTGTGTGTACAAATTGTAACTCTATATATAAATTTATAAGAACCAAACGTAATTCAAATATATATAAGGTTTTAATTTTTACAAGACAAACAACAGGTAAGTCATATTCAAAAAGTGTACAATTTTCAACCATTGCTAATTTACAAAATTTTCTGAAAATTGCCAGAAGATCACAAAGCAATGGTTAACATGTATGTTTACTGGTTAACATGTAATGTTTAAGGATAAAAAAATCACGCATGATTTTTTTATCTGTGTTATTTTATATTATATCATGACTAAAAGATATGGTGATAAGTTTAATGTTTACAAAAATTGCCGTTCTGTCTACATCTTTCGTAGAATAAGAGGAACACAAGTTTATAGAGTAACAAACAAAGTTAAAAACGCAATTGACAAATATATCAGATACGGAAAACCTTGTCGTGTCAGAAGAGCAGATTTACAAAAATTCATCAATAATGTTGTTCATTATAATCTTACCCATTATGGTACATCCCCACATTTACTTTATAGAAAAAGATCAACTGTTGGTGGTGTCCGTTAATTAATTGGATCCTGAATTGCTACCTTGAGTGTTGGTAAAGTTGTTAGAAGTGAACCCTACATATTCTTGCCATGGACTTGATTTAGTGAACATTGTGTTGAAAATTGATAACACTGGTGTCTCATTATTTTGTTCATCTGTGAATGTTTTTGGAATGTATCTATATTCAATAAGTCTTGGTGGACATTTCTGGTTGGATCTAATGTAACCAACAGCCATGAAGATTATTCCCACTATTAATAATAAAAATACAAGAGATTTCATATATTTAAAGGTAGATATTTAATTGTCCTAAACTCCTAGTGAAAATTTCATAAAAAATATCTTCACTCAACTCTTGTTTAACAAATTTCGCCATTTTTTTACCATCTGCTTCCAAAATATCTCTATTCTTTTGGTAGAAATCAATCTTCTCAACCAAATCATCCGGTTGAACCAATCCAACATGTGGTGTGTATTTTACCCCATAATCTTTTATTAACCCCTTATTAGAAACAAAAATCTTCCTATCAAAAGTTTTTTCCTTAGATTTGCTCTCAAATGTACACATTGTTTCATAAACTTCATCAATGACATTCGGTGAACAAGATACTAAAATCTGGAACTCATCCGGTAATTTCCTTTCTCTCCCTAAATTTTCTATGAGATCTAATGCCTTTTTGAATGTTCTTAAATGAATAAACAAATCACATTCATTAACAGGGTCAATCTTAATTACATCAATATCTGATCCAGCTTCTGAAATGTAAATTGTTTTGACACCTTTGGAAAGTGGAAGGAATCCATTATCCATAAATATCCTACTTTTTTCGTAATGTTTACAACTATAATAAATACAATAATACTGATTTCCTCTCAAAATCTGTGAAATGTTATTATTATCTCTTATTAATTTAGCTGAAAACAAGTTAACTGGAAGCAAGAATTCAGGTTGATATTCATCATCCGGTTCGAATTTTTCAAAAATGGATTCGAATGCACTATAATTAGGAAGGATTGTCACTTTCTCTGCTAAACCAGCTTCAAAAGGTGTCATACCAAAACCTTCTCCATCAGTTGTATTAACAAATAAATCACAAGCATTATAAATCTCATTCAACTCCTTCTGAGAATATTTCTCTGGAGTAATGACTATTGCTTCTTTTGGAACATTAAATCTTGCTAAAGTTTGCTCTATAAGTTCATCTAAATCAAATCCTCTTCCATGACCATGAGCTGGATTATTTCCTTTTAATTTAGTTGTTTTAATAAATAGAAGAACCCCCTGTTTACTGGATTGCTCTTGTTGTTCTTGATGTTCTTGATGTTCTTGATGCTCTTGTTGTTCTTGATGTTCTTGTTGCTCTTGTTGCTCTTGATGTTTAAGATAATATTTACAGTAAGCTTCTAAAAGCAAATCCCAACGTTTTCTGATACTGTTTGCATTCAAAGCGCCTATAACGAATTTGTTGATGTTTTCTTTTCCGAAATATTTTTCACGAATTGTATTTATTATATCTTTATCTTCTATTTTATGAAAAATTGATAATGGAATGAAATGTGGGAGGCGAACAATTGGTATATTTTTCTCGTATTTCATTAGAATGTCTTTGGTGAAATCTGTTGGTACAAAAATCATATCACAATTTGTGTTGATTGTATTTTCATCAAAATTTCCCAGATCTATTGGAATATATGTGATAATTTTCCCGTTGTATTTTGGTCTTATATTTTCAATTGCTGTTGTCATTTTGTTTACTGCCATGTTGTCATTGAAAATAAAAATAATATTTGGTTGGATAGCTTTGACAATTTCCCCAATTGTGTTATAACCATCAATACAATTTTTGTAATATTCTAAGTTGAATGGATTATTGTTGAGATTTTTAATTTCATTTATGACGAAAACTTTTTCTTGGGGGATGTCTAATTCTTTGGGGACATCATATTTCATAAATTTGCGGATTGATCCTATAGAGAAGATGTAGAAATCTGTTTTTTGAGGGTTGATGTTCTGTTTAAGTAGTTTTAGAATTTCCAGGGAAACTTCACTGAAACTTATATTACCACTTAGATTTGAAATGAATAAAACACGATTTACACTCATTTATAAGTATATTTATATTAAAAATACTCTCTTTAAATTTGTTCTTTTATTTTTTTAATGGAAAAAAATAAAATAAATGATATATTAAGTATATATGACTGATACAAATACAGTATTAAATGTTAACAGACTTATTGGATGTACTAGGAAATTAAGTCAGCGTATTAGGAGAGTCAATCGCAGAGTTAATAATAGTTCAAGTGCTGATGTTGACGCAATTAATGATTTTTTGTCAGAAACTTTCAGAGAAAATGGATCATTTATTGTTTCTCCATATACAAATGTTAATAATAGAGAATTAGGAAGTATTTTGGATAATGAGTTGAGTAACACTGTTTCAAGATTTGAGAAAACTCTTAATAAAGAATTAAGGATTAGAACTGGAACAAAATATTTTGGAAGAGTTACAAGGGTAATTGGTAATAGTGTATCGGGAAGTTATTCATCTGTTGCTGGTGGAAATATGAATGATATTGATGGTAATTATTCTGTTATAAGTGGTGGTAGTGATAATAACTTGACAGGAAGTTATTCAGCAATTGTTAGTGGAGAAAATAGTGAAATATCATCAAATAGATCATTTATTGGTTCATGTATAGATTCCACAATAAATGGAAACAGATCTAGTATTATATCTGGAAGTAATAGTACAATTACTTCTACAGATTCATTTATTGGTTCATGTATAGATTCCACAATAAATGGAAACAGATCTAGTATTATATCTGGAAGTAATAGTACAATTACTTCTGCAGATTCATTTATTGGAGTAGGAAAAAATAATACAATTATGGAAAATTATTCATCAATTCTTGGGGGAACTGGAAATACAACAAATGGAAATTATGATTTAATTTGTGGAGGTCAAAGTAATACAGTTCATACTCGTAGATCTGCCATTGTTAGTGGAAATACTTGTGGAGTAGAAGGATCATATTCTTTGATAGGTAACGGACAAAGATGTATTATTAATGGTGATTATTCATTTATTGGTGGTGGTGAAGTGAATCAAATTTTAGGATCACATTCATTAATTGGTGGTGGTTACACATGTGATTTAAATGGTGATTATTCAACAATTATTAGTGGTTATACCAATGAAATAACTGATAATTCTGCTTATTCATCTATTATATGTGGAATAAACAATTCGATAGCAAGTAGTTTTTCATCAATTGGTGGAGGTAACGCAAATAATATAGCATCAACTTGTTCATATTCCATTATTAGTGGTGGTCAATCCAATAGTATGAGTGGTAGGGCGAGTTATTCAGTTATTTGTGGGGGAAGATCTAATAGTAGTGTTGGTGATGATTCATTTATAGGAGGAGGACAAGGTAATGCAATTATAAATGATGGTGGTCACAGTTGTATATTAGGTGGAGGAAGTGATAACACTATTTCTGGAACGTATGGATTTATTGGAGGTGGTATTTCAAATACTGTTAATTCTAATTATTCATGTGTAGTTGGCGGAATAAATAATAATATTGGAAATGGTAGTGCTTATTCTGTTATTTGTGGAGGAGAAAACAACGCGACAACAATGCTCCATACATCTATAGTTGGTGGAAGAAATAATATCACAACGGAAAATTATCAAATTTTAGGTGGTCGATCTTCATTAGGAACTATAAACAATGGAGAAAAAGTTGTATTTGCAATAGGTGGTGATAACACCGATACACCGGGAAATTGTTTAACACTCACGAGAAATACTAGTACTGGTGTTTATAAGTTATATATAGGAACGCAAACATTTACAGGTAACGCTACCCAACTTACATAATAAAGGACAAAATTTAATATTTATTTACATTATATAGTCATGTCATTTGACTCAAATTTATCATATAATGTAAATAAACTTTTAAGAAGAGTTTGTCTACTCGAAAAACAAATGAGAAATCTCAGAAGAAAAAACAGGAGATTACAAAACAGAGTAAACCAATTAGAATCAAATCAAAGAATCAATAGAACTATTCAATCTGAACAACCTAGACAAATAGAACAAGCAAATCAAAAACAATCAATTAAAGGACAATCAATAGAAGAATTAAAAAGTCAAATACAACAAATGGTAGAAAATAATGTCAAAAATCTTAAAAAAGTTGGAATTGACATCATCATGAAGATTAATCAACAAAAAGACTCAGTTTTATCCAAAATAAAACAACATGAAAATGCTATTATGTCAAAACTTACA